TTCAACTAGCGCAGACGAGAGTTTTAGTGTTCGTAAGTTTGACAATTCTGCAACTTACTTCAAGGTGCGTGGCGATGGCAATGTGGGCATCGGCACTTCAGCCCCCGCTTCCAGTTTGGATGTGGCTTCCGATGGAGCAAATTTCGTAGCACGATTTACTAATGATGGTAATAATGCAAACAGACTAGGTATTTTTGTTCAAACAGGAACAGATGATGGTTCTGGTACTGTTTCTTTTTTTGACGCCTATGATGGAAATGGAGATGCAACGGGAAAGTTAGTAACAGTAAGTGGGACTTTTCAACTTACGGATACTTCTGATGAAAGGCTAAAACAAGACATAGTTGACACAACAGTAAGTGGACTAACTTCTGTTAATGCTATGAAAGTTCGTGACTTTGCTTACAAAAGGAATCCTACACAAACAATTAAAGCAGGATTTGTTGCACAAGAATTACAAACAACTTTTCCATCTGCTGTCTCATACTCTGAAAACGATAGTGATAAAATATTATCTGTATCAAGAGAAAGATTAGTTCCTGTGTTGGTAAAAGCCATACAAGAACTATCCGTAAAAAACGATGCTCTTGAAGCACGACTTACAGCACTGGAGTCTGAATAATGGCACTAGGAAAAATCAAAGCAGATACCCTAGAACACAGCACCGCTGGGTCGGTTGATACGCAGTACGTTGTGGGTGGTAGTGCGAAGTCACACATTCGTTGCGAACTTGTCGGCACTGCCGCAATAGAAGGAAGTTTAAATATTGCTTCTTTGACAGACACGGCGACTGGAAAAGCAACTCCTAATTTTGCAACAACTTTTTCTGCGGCAACATATTCTATAGCCAGTGGTGGTGCGCTTAATGGTGATATTATATTTACTGAACACGCCGCTAACTCTGTTTGTGTAACAGGAAGCTTTAGAATTCATACTAGGACTGGTGATGGTAATGAAACGCTTGTAGATGGCGATTTGCTGTCAGCGGCAATATTTGGAGACCTAGCATAATGCAGACACCTGAATTTCAAGGCACACACCTATTTGACAGACTATGTTGGGCAAAGGAAAACCTAGAAGGTCATCAGTCTGACTATCGTGTTGTGTACGAGGACAATGTGGATGAATGTGCAAAGATACTGGTTCCTGACCCGAATTGGATGGCGTGTGCGCTACAGGGCGGTATCCTGCCTCCTGTCGAAGTGTATTGGGAACTAGCAAAAGATGAAGCACAGCCTGACTTTACGAAGCATACTCGTGGCTATTTGTTACATGACACCAAGCCTATTGATGCTCTAACCGAAGAACAAGCTATTGAATACTTAATTATGAAAGACTGCCCACAATCCGTATGGAAAGAGTGGGATAGCGGCAACAAGCCTAAGATGGTAATATGCCGTAAGGAACAGCTTCCAGCGACTCGTGAGTGGCGCAATGCTTGGAAGATCACTGAAGAACTAGCCACAGAACAAGCTGCCTAAAGGAGAAACCAATGGCAACATATATCGTAGACAAGGACGGGAACCAGATCGATGCTTCCACGGCTACCGTTCCAACAGACCGTCACTTTCGCGGTGCATGGTCATTGAGCGGAACAGTTATATCCGAGGATATGGATGCCGCTAAAACTATCTTCCGTGACAAAATCCGTGAAGTGCGCACATCACTGCTTGCCGCAGAAGACGTAGTGTACATGAAGGCACTTGAAGCTGACGATGCTTCTGCAAAGTCAGCCTCTGTAGCTAAGAAGAACGCACTACGCAACGCACCAGCGGCATCGGCTATTACAAGTGCAGATACCATTGCTAAACTAAAGGCAGCTTGGGATACATCTGTACTTGGCGACTCACCTTACGCATAAGGAGATAGACTGTGGCGTTAACTAAAGTTACAGGACAGGGTATCGGAAGTATTGATACTGAAGGTACAATCAAGCTAGACGGTAACTACCCGACAGGCTCAGGCAATGTGGCGTTGGGTGATACTGCGCTTGATGACGGTTCCTTATCTGGTGCAAACAACACTGCCATTGGCTCTGGCGCACTCACTGTAAACACTAGCGGCGCATCTAATGTGGCAGTCGGTGCAAATGCTTTAGATGCAAACACAACTGCAAGTAACAATACTGCTATTGGTTTTGATGCCTTAACAGATAACACCACTGGCTCAGAAAATGTAGCCATTGGAATGTATGGTTTAGCAAACAACACTACTGCTACAAATAACTTTGCAGGTGGCTATAACGCCTTAGGTGCAAATACTACTGGTGCTAGTAATGTTGGCATCGGACATAGAACATTACAATCAAACACCACAGGCGCAGAAAATGTTGCAGTCGGCGCATTTTCTCTTGATGCAAACACGACAGGCGCAAACAACGTAGCCGTTGGAAGAAATGCTCTAAGCGGAAACACCACTGCGGCTAACAATACGGCTATCGGCGACAGTTGTATGTTCTTAAATACGACAGGAGCAAACAATACGGCGGTGGGCAATGGTGCATTAATTGCAAATACTGAAGGAGATGCAAACACTGCGTTAGGCTTTAATTCGTTTGCCGCAAACACTACGGCGGTAGGCGGTGTTGCAATCGGTAATCGTGCATTAGATGCAAACACTACTGGTGATTACAATGTAGGTATAGGCCACGATGCGTTAGGGGTAAATACAACAGGAACTTTAAATGTCGCAGTCGGTGGTACTGCTCTTGATGCTAACACGACTGGTACTCAAAACGTAGCGGTCGGTTATGGTGCGCTTTCAGCAAATACCACTGCAAGTAACAATGTTGCTGTTGGTAAAAATGCTCTTACTGTAAATACGACAGGGACAAGTAACAATGCAATGGGCGAAAATGCTCTTGCCGCAAATACAACAGGCACAAACAATACTGGTATAGGTCACAATGCACTTGTCGCAAATACTGAGGCGATTCATAATACTGGCATTGGTAACTTAGCTTTAGCCGCAGTAACTACTGGAACCAGAAATACTTGTGTTGGCAGTGGTGCTGGTGATGCAATCACTACTGGTTCAAAGCACACTATTGTTGGTCGTTACAACGGAAACACTGGTGGGCTAGATATACGCACTGCTACTAATCACATCGTGCTGGCAGATGGTGATGGTAATCCGCGTGTGCAAATTGATGGGAATGGCGTCTTTAAAGTTCCCTATGTTTATAGCGATACAAATGGAAGTGCCGCAAATGTTCATATTGGTAGCGATGGTAGATTTTATAGAAGCACATCATCTCGCCGTTACAAAAACACTATTGAAGATGCAACGCACGGTTTAACTGAATTGCTTGCACTGCGTCCTGTTACCTACAAAGGCAACAACAACGGCGATTTAGTATTTGGTGGATTGATTGCAGAAGAAGTACACGATGCTGGCCTGACAGAGTTTGTTCAATACAACGATGACAATGAGCCAGACGCACTGGCTTATGGCAATATGATGTCTCTGTGCATCAAAGCCATCCAAGAACAACAAGCAACAATCACAGCATTAAAAGCAAGAATAGAAGCACTGGAGGCTTAAATGGCTAGAACAACAGAACAAAAAGCACAAGACTACACAGCTATGGGTCACAGTGTTGCCCTAATTACTGACGTTATTGCTGGTAATGCAATGGCAGAGGATGAAGCGGTTGACAAGCAATCTTGTGTGGACAGAAATGTAGAACACTTGGAACTTATGAAAGCCAAGGCTGATTGGGGTAGTGAAGATATGACTGCCACAACTAACGCGATTACGGCTGGTAAAACTTACGAGGCCAAATAATGCCATACATAGGTAAATCCCCAGAGTTCGGTGTACGTAACCGTTTCGTATATCAGGCCACGGCAGGGCAGACTAGCTTCTCTGGTAGTGATGCTGACTCTAAGGTGCTTTCCTATCAGGACGGTGTGTATCTTGATGTGTATCAGAATGGTGTACTACTAAAGCCGGGAACAGACTACACTGCCACTACAGGTACAACAGTCGTACTGGTCACAGGTGCATCATTAAATGATGTGGTCGAGATGATAGCCTACGATGTATTCTCTGTAGCCAATAGCTACACAGTGACAGAGAGTGACACACGCTACCCATTTAAAGGTAACAACAGCATCATCCGCTTGAATGGTCAAAGCATAACGGCAGACGTTACTATTGATGCAGATGAAAATGGCGTGAGTGCAGGTCCTATTACACAGGACAATGCTACCGTCACTGTTAATGGATATTGGAGTATCGTATGACCAGCGTATTGAATGTAGATAGCATTGCGGCAAAGAACGGTACGTCACCTGTTGCGTTGACTAAGCAGAGTGCGGCGAAGGTTTGGGCAAACATAAATCAATCTGGCAATGCAGTAAGAGGTACGCTTGGTTTATCTAGTATGACAGATAATGCTGGTGGTGATGTAAGTATAAATTTTGCTAACGCTTTTGATTCAACTGATAATTACGCAGTAAATGGAACGACAGGCAGTAATGGAAGCGCACCAGACCACTATGTGACTGGACCAGATTCAAACAGAACATATAGCACATCTACAGTGGGTTTAAATCTTATG